CTTCATCAGCGAGTATGCCAACATACCGGGCTAGTGGTCCTGCCATTAAGATGGCTAAATCTATTGAAAATTTCCCACGGCTTACGCCTTGCATCAGAAGTGAGGCTACAACAGTTACTACCTTTGCATCGATACCCAGCAGAGCATACACCAGTTCTAGTTCTTCTGGCTCTTGCATTTTAGTAATAAGGTAATCAACACCCTCATCATATTCAGTAATATCTGGTGGTCTATGCCAAGGGTAGTTTCGTGTGTCTGCAGCGTAATTAGCGCCTGCTATAGGAGCCTCAAGCTTCTTCATCTACTGTCTCCTTTTTCTTATCATCTCCCATCATCTGCTCTTCTAATTCATCGAAGTAGTCAGGGGTGTGGAATATGCCTTCTTCACCAAGCTCGTTGGTAGCAGCAGGAGTTTTACCGTTCATAAAAGCCTTGATTGACTTCTTTACTGCATCTTCAAATTTCATTGGAGTTCTCCATAAGTTACCATCAGATAACCATCAGGGCTTACGGTCACCGCTTTTGGGTGGGTTTTCTGTACTTCTTGGGCAATGACACCAACGGTTGGGTACTTATCCCAGCCAATAGCTTTAGCCTTATCGTTCCAATCCCAGGTGTAGTACTTGATGCTATTTATCGTATCATAGTAATCAATATTGGTTTTCATTCGTGCATCAGATCCGGTCGCAATCCAAGCAGCACCTAGAGTAAACAGACCATTGATGATGTTACTACTATTACTGCTACCACCAGAACTTGATTGGGCTTGTGCCGCCATCGTAGCCGCTAGGATTTTAGCATCCCTGTCACTCTCAGCGTTCCAACCTTTGAACACATAGTCCAACATGTTATCGACACGATCCCACATCCTGGTCATCGCCTCACTAGATACGTCTAGAGTGTTCTGTACGTCTGTGGTGTGCGCCTCAAAAGCCATTTCAGAATTAGCTGTGGCTACTGACTGACGCCATTTAGCGTTTGCCATATCTAGATTGTATTGCATGTCGGCATAAAACTCTTGCCTAGACTGCTCTAGTATTGCGTTAGACTCATTAGCATCATTAGTTTCAGACACGTTAAAACGCTTCATTGCATTAATTTGTTCAGTATTGTGTGTACTAATTTGTGCAGCCAAGTTGGAATAAAACTTAGCCATATCGTTAGTCTGTTCAGCACTGAATAGGCGTGAAGCGTTTAATGCTGCCTGGTCGCTAAACAGAGCGTCTACCATTGATTGTGTGTTTATGACTTCAGCTTGCTGTTCATTGGTAAGATTTTGTAAGTTCATCTCAAGGAAAGCTTTAGCATTTTGTACTGCAGAAGCCTGACGGGCATCTAAATTAGAAACCTCAAACTTTGCCAACACATTTGCTTTGTTGATGATAGATTGCTGTTTGTTATCTAAATTTTTTGTGGTGAGAGTTTGGTAAAAGGTACTCTCTTTTTCTGCTACACCGAGCATACTTTCCATGATGGCATTAGACATAGCAGCAGTTGCAGCAGTCCCTGTGATACCAGAGAAGGCAATTGTCTTTGATACATCTCTGGCTAAAGCTTGCGCCCAAGGGGGAATTACAGGATCACCATTCGAATTTTTGAACTCTGCAGCGATAGTTTTCATCTGCCATAGTAACGATGTTTTACTGTCTACGAAGTCTTTGCCTTCACGAGTTAGTTTATCAGCCAGAAGTTTGCCTGCTACTGTGCTAGTATCAATCATAGTTGATATATTGATCGATGCGTAATCGTTAAGGGCATCGCCGGTAACATTGGCTGTACCATCAGCATTTGTACCTGTGGCAGATCCTGTTATGTCAATCTGTTCAGCAATTACTAAGTCATCATCAGTGATCGTACCAGTTACCGCATCTACAGTAGTAGCGTCTGTTCCAAGTAAATCCGCTGTAGTGGATGTTTCATAGCCTGTAGCACCAGGATTAGCATCGCCTTCTGCAAGCGCCACATCAGTATCCGCAATTGTAGTAGGAGTATAACCTAAGTCACCAGGAAGGTCATAGCGTGGATCACTTGGGTCTAAAGTAGTCCCGGCTTCATCAGGATCTATATTTATACTATCTAACTTGTCTGATAGAAGAGCGCCATTTTCAGACATCCACTTCTGTGGGTCATCAATGATAGTTTGTATGTCAGCATTACTGCCTGCCATACCAGCATCAACAGCCATCTGGAGTATCTGATCTGCAGAATATTCACCTGTACCACCACCACCACCGCCAGCAGCCCCAGTTGAAGCTTGGGCGTTGTCTACGCCTTCTTGGATGATAGCATCAGCATCATCGTTATTGCCTAAAGCTTTTTGTTCATCGGCTTTTATTTGGTAGCCTGTCTTCCCGGTTCCCTCAACTATTTGTGCAAGCTTATCAAGGATCTTACCGTCCTTCTCAATAATCTCATAAGGAAGACCTAAGAAGTTATAGGTGTACATCATACCATCAGCATTAGTGTATGTCTGCTTACCGTCAGTAATCGGACCGATCTGTGTATCTGGGTCTAGTCCGTTAGCCCAGCCAGCAAGTTTGCCAATAATACCGATAGGGCTGGCAAAGCCTAATACTTTAGCAACACCTGTTGGGGCCGCTCCAGTAACTATGTTGGCAGTAGCAGTAGCATTTGTGGAAGTATCATTAGCACTTCCAGTAATTTTGTCTCCGGTGTGAGATACAGTACCTGCAGTGAATGCCTGTCCATCTTTATCACCACCATCATGTACTAGATCACCAGCTACATATTTAGCTCCATCACCCCCAGTAAATGCGTTAGCCACACTTTCTTTGAAACTGTTTCCGCCGCCAAAATTATCTGACCAAAAACCCATTACAGTTTATCCTTCTCTTCAGTGCAGCGCCGAATACGGTCCCGCAAATATATATAATTTTTCATCGCTTCTTCGACTGCGGTGTTTTCAGCAGGAAGGCTTCCTATTTCATCAGCTAATTTGGAGTTAAACTCAGGGGAGTACTGCTTAATACTGGGGCAGTAGACTTCTAGCTGAGTTCTATAAACCGTCTTTCCGCAACCTACTAAGGAGATTAGCACGGCTAGATATAGGAGCGTCTTCATGTTCTGATACTGCCTTGTAAAAGTTGGTGGCTTTCTTCTGCGCCTGGAGATCATCTTCCAGCACTTTGTTTTTTTCAGCAGCACGACCTTTAATACGCCCCATCAGATAGATGAGAGGGATAGCTAATGTTAAAGTAGCTATTATGTATGTCTTGATCTTACCGAAGATAAACATCAGCGGATGCCATCCTTGCTGTCCTTAAACCGTGCGTATGCTGCTAGTGCTATGCCGCCGATTGCACATAGTAGGAACACCGTTTTAAGCATCGGTGCGTAGCTCACTAGTCCCTGGATCTGTCCAGCCACTTCGTTCATTGCTGTTGCCGCACCAGCGATACCGGCTCCGGCCATTGTCTTAGACTTAGCTAATGATTTAGGGGCCTGTACAGTAGGTTTCTGTGCCATTACAGGACCGTTTTTATCAGACGGTAGTTGTGCATCTGAACTGAACAAAGCTGCTTCAGCAGCACGGCGGCGGGTTAAGCCTGCTAACGGAGTAAGAACGCCCTTAACTCTAGCCTTATCCCATCGCATCAACTGTGCAGGTACTTCATGGTACAAGGATTTATTAAGCTTTGATAATAAAGTGCTGCTTTTAAAGGCCCCAGCACCCAAATTGAATATGAACGAGGTGAGGGCGTCATACTGGCCCTGTGTTAACGGTACATTTACATACTTAGTTATTGCTTTTGCATGTTCATTGAGATCAGAAATAAGACGCTCTTCACAATACTTTTTTGTCCATTTAGTGTCTGATCCTACCCCCTTGGTAGAACCAAATCCATTTGTCCAAACTCCAGCCGGACATTTATAGGAATGTACAAAGTTATCTTCTTTAAGACGATGTAGACCTTCAAACTCTTTAACTAGCTTAATGCCTGCTTTTGATATTTTTTTGGGATGCATGATTTATCCTGAAGTAGTTGCAAAGGGTGACGCAAAGCCAGACGTGGGAACTTGGCTTGATGAAGCAGGAGTTAGATTGCCCATTGATACGTTTGCACCTGGATTGTTTGGTCTAGCGCCTAGCTCTGATAGAGTATTGTTGATGTTGATTACTTTTTGACCAAGGGCCTCACCAGTTACGCTGAAACGATCTAGGATCATGTTACCTTGAGCATCCATCTTACGATTAATCGTATTGCCCTGATCATCGATACTGCTGCTTATTAACGAACCTGTGTC